TTAAAACAGCCTGGGGGTTGTTCCCACCCCCAGGGCCCACGTGGCGCAAGTACTCTGCTTCGTTAGAAGCCTTGTACGCCTGTTTTCCCCTCCTTAAACAAATTAAGATTGCCACTTCCGAGGGGAGTAGTCCGACTCCGCTCCGATACGTCGCTCCAGTGCGCTAGTACGCTTAGTACTTTCTCACGGGGATAGTGGTATCCCTCCCTAGTAATTTAGAAGACTTGAAAAACCGACCAATAGGCACCTCGCATCCAGCGGGGTAAAGGTCAAGCACTTCTGTTTCCCCGGGTCGAGTAGCGATAGACTGTGCCCACGGTCGAAGGTGAAACAACCCGTTATCCGACTTTGTACTTCGGGAAGCCTAGTACCACCAAAGATTATGCTTGGGGTTTCGCTCAGCACGACCCTGGTGTAGATCAGGCCGATGGATCACCGCATTCCTCACAGGCGACTGTGGCGGTGGTCGCGTGGCAGCCTGCCGATGGGGCAACCCATCGGACGCCAAGCATATGACAGGGTGTGAAGAGCCTACTGAGCTACAAAGTATTCCTCCGGCCCCTGAATGCGGCTAATCCCAACCACGGAGCATTTGCTACCAAACCAGGTAGTGGAATGTCGTAACGGGTAACTCTGTGGCGGAACCGACTACTTTGGGTGTCCGTGTTTCCTTTTAATTTATCATTCTGTATATGGTGACAACTATAGTGCTATCTCGATTTGCATTACTATTGTTGAGATTAAAACTTTATTACATTGTTGCATTTTACCCTTTGAGTGAGTTTTCACCTGAACAGATTAATTTACTCATCCTGTTTATATATTACAAGCAGAAATACTTGCAAAGATGGGAGCACAGGTGAGCACCAATGCATCTGGAACCCACTCCACCGGGACCTATGCTACAGGAGGCTCTACAATAAATTATACTAATATTAATTATTATGAACATTCTGCGTCAACGAGCGCAACCAAGCAAGACTTTTCGCAAGATCCTGAAAAGTTCACAAAGCCTGTTGTGGATGTCATAAAAGAAAGTTCAGTACCACTTAAGTCCCCTAGCGCTGAGGCGTGTGGTTATAGTGATCGTGTTGCCCAATTGACATTGGGTAATTCCACCATTACCACACAGGAAGCCGCAAACATTGTTGTTGCGTATGGAAGGTGGCCCGAACACTTATCTGATACCGATGCGACTGCAGTTGATAGACCAACACAACCCGGCACCAGTTGCGAACGATTTTATACATTAACGTCCTATCTGTGGACCGAGAACACCAAAGGTCGCTATTGGAAGCTGCCGGACGCTTTATCAGATCTGGGAATGTATGGTCAAAATTTGCAGTTTCATTATTTGGTAAGAAATGGATGGTGCATTCATGTGCAATGCAATGCCACCAAGTTTCACCAAGGATTATTGCTAGTTGTGGCAATACCAGAGCATAAAATCAATGCCACTAGTGTACCACCGTTCGAGCAAACCAATCCCGGTGCAGACGGCCGAGAGTTTTTCGACCCTTATTTACTCGACAATGGAGAGGCCCTTGCCAACGCGCTAATTTATCCCCACCAGTGGATAAATTTACGTTCAAATAATAGCGCAACCTTGGTACTACCTTACGTGAATGCAATTCCCATGGACTCAGGCATACGGCACAACAATTGGACACTTGCTGTGATTCCAATACAAGAGCTTGCGTATGCTACTGGAGCCACAACATCAGTGCCAATAACCATAACAATAGCGCCCATGGCTACTGAGTTTAATGGGCTGCGAACCGCCATCGCCCAAGGATTACCAACAAAACCCGGGCCAGGTAGTTATCAATTTTTAACAACTGATGATGAGCAGTCACCATGTTTGCTGCCACAATTTCAACCCACACCAATCATTGATATCCCTGGCGAGGTGAGAAACGTTCTGGAAATCGTACAAGTTGAATCCATGGTTGAGGTGAATAATGTAGCTGGTGCAACCGGTGTGCAGAGGCTACGCATACCACTGTCTTTGCAAGACACTCTCGAGCAGCAGATATTTTCCCTGCGGGTTGATCCCGGGATTGATGGACCAATGCAGCATACCCTTTTGGGCATCTTTACTCGTTATTATTCACAGTGGAGTGGTTCTATTGAGCTTACATTTATGTTTACAGGCACCTTCATGTCCACAGGGAAGATCTTATTGGCATACACACCTCCTGGTGGTGATGCGCCGACAACGCGCACTGAAGCCATGCTGGGTACGCATGTGGTTTGGGACTTTGGATTACAATCTTCAATTACCTTGGTTGTGCCTTGGATTTCTAGCGGACACTTTAGGGGTGTAGCCGATAGTGATACATTTAAGTACCGCTACTATGAGGCTGGTTTTGTTACAGGATGGTATCAAACCAATATGGTTGTCCCCCCACAATTTCCGAATACTGCATCAATAATTTGTTTGGTTGCAGCACAACCCAATTTTTCCTTGAGGTGCTTAAGAGATAGACCTGATATGCAACAAACCGCAGCTCTCCAGGCACCAAAAGATGCTGTTCAGGGCGCAATTCAGACCGTTGCAGACACGGTTGCATCTACCCATAACATCAGCACAGCTGAAACACCAGCACTTCAAGCTGCTGAAACCGGCGCTACTTCCAATACATCGGACGAAGGGATGATTGAAACGCGCCACATTGTTAATACTCATGGCATAATGGAAACCAGGGTTGAGTCTTTCTTTTCAAGGTCCGGATTAGTGGGTATGGCGATAACCAACAATGATTTTGGTAGCTGGACTATTAATTTTGGAGAGTTTGTACAATTGAGAGCAAAGCTTTATTTATTTACCTACGCCAGGTTTGACCTTGAGCTTACCATTGTAGCAAGTGTGGTTCATGTTTCAGAGAGTACTCCCGTGCGTGGCACCAATGAGGATGTGAGGTATCAAGTAATGTATGTTCCACCTGGTGCGCCCGAACCGTCAACACAAGATACTTTTCAATGGCAAACGTCCTGCAACCCATCAGTGATTTCCACCACTATGAGCGCTCCAGCACGCGTGTCAGTCCCCTTCATGTCAACAGCAAGCGCATATAGTTCAGCCTATGATGGTTATGCCACCTTTCAAGACACAGCACCTGCTAATTATGGGATTTTGCCATCAAATTACTTGGGCCGTTTGTTCTTTCGAACAATGGAAAAGCTTGATGAAGGGAAAGAGTTGCGCTTGCGTATTTACGCCAAACCAAAACATGTTCGCACCTGGATTCCCAGGGCCCCGCGGGCTGTTCCGTTTCGCTCTCGCTATTACGATGTCTACACAAAAGTCGACAATCTTGTGGAGAACCGCCCTTCTATAACAACAACCGGGGCTTTTGGGCAGCAAAGTGGGGCAGCCTATGTAGGTAGCTATAAGATAATGAATAGACATCTTGCCTCGCATGATGATTGGCACCGGCTTGTGTGGGAATCTTATGGAAGGGATCTACTTGTTTCAAGAGTTGATGCTCAGGGCTGTGATGTGATCGCTCGCTGCGATTGCACCACCGGCGTGTATTACTGTAAATCCCGTAACAAGCATTATCCAGTTGTTGTTACGCCACCTAGTCTTGCCTTTATTGATGAAAGTGAATATTACCCAGCTAGGTACCAATCACATGTGATACTAGGAGTTGGCTTTGCAGAGCCTGGTGACTGTGGTGGATTGCTCAGGTGTCAGCATGGTGTGATGGGCATATTAACAGCAGGTGGGGAGAACCTTGTTGCTTTTGCAGACATAAGGGATTTACTTTGGATTGAAGATGATGCGATGGAACAGGGGATTCATTCCTACATTGAGAGCTTGGGTAATGCATTTGGCGCGGGGTTTACTGAACAGATTTCAACCTGTGTTAACCAAATCAAGGAGGCAATGGTTGGCAGTGATGGGCTGGCAGAAAAAATTTTGCGCAATCTAATTAAGTTACTTTCAGCCCTGGTCATTGTTGTGCGCAATCATAGTGATATTTTGACAGTGACCGCCACCCTTTCACTGCTCGGATGTTCCAGCTCACCATGGCGTTGGCTTAAACAAAAAGTGTGTTCATTGCTTGGCATTAACATGGCACAAAAACAGTCTGAGAGCTGGCTAAAGAAGTTCACTGAAGCTGTTAATGCTTTTAGGGGACTAGATTGGATTGCAATTAAGTTGTCCAAGTTTCTTGATTGGCTAAAAGCAAAGATATTGCCAGAGCTGCAGGAGAGGGCTGAATTTGTAAAGAATTTGAAGCAATTGCCATTGCTTGAGAGTCAAATAGCCACTTTTGAACATTCCAATCCAAACCAGGAAAGTCAGGAAGTTTTGTTTTCCAATGTACAGTACCTTGCTCATCATTGCAGAAAGAATGCTCCATTGTATGCAGCTGAAGCCAAAAGGGTCTTCGCTCTGGAGAAACGCGTGTTAGGCGCAATGCAGTTCAAGACCAAGAATCGCATTGAACCTGTATGCTGCCTTATACGCGGTACTCCTGGTACAGGTAAGTCCTTAGCCACCAGCATTATTGGCAAATGCATAGCAATGAAGGAGTGTAGTGATTTTTATAGTCTTCCGCCTGATCCAGATCATTTTGATGGGTATGCTGAGCAAGCTGTGGTTATTATGGATGATTTGAATCAAAACTCAGATGGTAAAGATATGAGCTTGTTTTGCCAAATGGTATCCACAGTGCCCTTTGTTGTGCCTATGGCTGCTCTAGAGGATAAGGGACGCCATTTTACATCTAAATTTGTTGTTGCGTCAACTAATTCAAACCATATTTGCCCTCCAACCGTGGCAGACCCAAAAGCGCTACAGAGAAGATTTCATTTTGATTTGGAAATTGTCGTTAATAATGACTTTAAAGATGGGCAAAAACTTGATGCAGCCAGGGCTTCCCAGCCATGTGAGGATTGTTGCCCGACCAATTTTAGCAAATGCATTCCCTTGATTTGCGGTGAAGCCATTTACTTTAAAAGCAAAAAAGGTGATGGTATGAAGTATACCATTGACTCATTGGTAACTGCAATGCGTGCAGAGTATCGCAAGAGGGCATGTGTTGGTAATGCCATTGAAGCCATTTTCCAGGGCCCACCAGAGTATAAACCTTTAAGAATCAGTGTGGGACCAGAAACACCACCCCCACAAGCAATTGCAGACCTTCTTGCCAGCATTGACTCAGAGAAAGTTAGGGAATACTGCAGAACAAAAGGTTGGATTGTGAAACAGGAAGTGACATCCATGCAACTCGAACGCAATGTGACACGTGCGGTTGCTGTTTTGCAATCAGCATCATTGATTGTGCTTGTGTGTGGCATTGTGTATGTTGTGTATAGGCTCTTTGCAGGAATGCAAGGACCCTACAGTGGTGTACACATTGGCCAGGCCAAACAGAAACCAGTTGTCAGACAAGTCACAACACAAGGCCCGCTTTTTGATTTTGCAGTTTCCCTTATGAAGAAGAATGTGAGAACTGTTGTGACAGCGGCAGGAGAATTTACTGGCCTTGGCATTTATGATAATGTTATGGTTTTGCCGCGTCACGCAATGGCCCATGATAAAATTATGGTTGATGGAAAGGAAGTTCAGCTTGAAGATGCCTATGATTTGAACGACCAAACCCAGACCTCACTTGAGTTGACCATTGTTAAATTAAAGCAGAATGAGAAGTTTCGGGATATTAGATCCTTGATTCCCGATACCATTTCCAATGTTAATGAAGCCCTTGTTGTGGTTAATACCTCAGCTTATCCTAATTTGTTTATGCCAGTTGGAGCAGTTAAAGATTATGGTTACTTAAATCTTGCTGGGCGCCCCACACATAGGGTGCTAATGTACAACTTTCCCACACGTGCTGGCCAGTGCGGTGGGGTTGTTGTTTCAATGGGCAAGGTTGTTGGCATACATGTTGGTGGCAATGGAGCTCAAGGTTTTGCAGCATCACTTTTAAGACGGTATTTTACCGAACCTCAAGGCCAGATTGAATTTGTGGAGAAGAGCAAGCTTGCTGGTTACCCAGTGATAAATGCACCAACGAGGACAAAATTACATCCCAGCGTTTTCTTTGATGTGTTTCCTGGTGAGAAAGAACCAGCAGTTTTGAACAAGAAAGATCCCAGATTAGAGGTTGATTTTGAAGAGGCCTTGTTTTCCAAGTACATTGGAAATGTGCATGTTGCGGTGACTGAGGAGATGGAGATTGCCATTGATCACTATGCCAATCAGTTGAAACAACTTAATATAGATCCAGCTCCCATCAGCATGGAGGATGCCATATATGGAACAGAGGGATTGGAGGCGCTTGATTTGGGTACAAGTGCCGGATACCCATACGTTGCCATTGGCTTGAAGAAGAGAGACATTTTGAATAAGGAGACCAGAGATATATCTAAGATGCAAGAGTGCATTGATAAGTATGGTTTAAATTTGCCAATGGTTACATATGTGAAAGATGAACTCCGTTCCAAAGAAAAAGTTAAGAAAGGAAAAAGCCGCCTCATTGAAGCGTCGAGTCTTAACGATTCCGTGGCGATGAGGTGTGCTTTTGGAAACCTTTATAAAGCATTTCACACCAATCCCGGGACTCTGACTGGATGTGCCGTTGGGTGTAACCCAGACACGTTCTGGAGCAAGATTCCGGTGATGATGGATGGTGAGCTTTTTGGCTTTGACTATACCGCCTATGACGCGAGCCTGTCACCAGTCTGGTTCCAGTGCTTGTACCTCCTCCTGGAGAAAATAGGCTTTGGACATACTAAGCATTTTATTGATCAACTGTGTTATTCCACCCACTTGTACATGGACAAGCGTTATGTTGTTGTTGGGGGCATGCCCTCTGGATGCTCCGGTACGAGCATCTTCAACAGCATGATTAATAACATCATTATACGCACGCTTGTGCTGAAAGTGTACAAACACATTGATCTTGATGACCTGAAGATCATCGCCTATGGTGATGACGTCATTGCCTCTTACCCCTTCGAGCTTGACGCAGCATTGCTCGCCGATGCGGGAAAGAGCTTTGGCTTGATTATGACACCACCAGATAAAAGCAATGAATTTGTGAAATTAACCTGGGATAATGTGACATTTTTGAAGCGCTCGTTTGTTAAAGACAAGCGCTTTCCTTTTTTGATCCATCCGGTCATGAATATGTCAGATATTCATGAGTCCATTCGTTGGACAAAAGATGCCAAATCAACCCAGGATCATGTGCGCTCGTTGTGCCTATTGGCTTGGCACGCTGGGCAAGACCAGTACGAAGAGTTCCTTGGGAAGATACGCAGTGTGCCCGTGGGCCGGGCTCTTGCATTACCTTCCTTTAAGTCACTTGAGCGTACTTGGTATGACTCCTTTTAGGAGCATTTCTAATTGGAATTATCCGGTTTAATCAGATTTCAATTGGCTCAATACACCCGCCGGATGGGGTGTAAAAAAAAAAAAAAA